GCTTTCGCAGGCCAGACGCACGTAACCTTTATAGGAGTTGTTATGGCTTACGATCGTAGATACAGCACTTTCCGAGTCATCCATTCCGTCCTCCCTTTGGGGGACGTCCGCGAATTCTTCGCGGAGGGTGACGACAGTCCTCTACCTGATGAGGTCGTTACCTTCGTTCGCTTGCTCAAGAAATTGGGCAGGTTCGAATCTGGGTGGACGATCACCGTCAGGTATGACAGTCTGGATTGGGCTTGTCAGTTAATCGACCGACATGAAACGGTGCACACGGACGTCCGCTCTGGGAGCGGTACGTACGCTGTGTACTTGTTCTGAGGTCGACTCTCTGCGGGGTGCAACTTTTTGCTGCGACCTCGGTTGGCAGCGTCGAGGCTGTCATGAACGATCTATACACGCGTCGCAAGACGCCTCTCCGCCGTGAGGCGGACCACCCAAAGGGTTGGTACAGAACGCTGTTCAACAGCTATCTGTATCGCCCCCCGGTGTGGGTGTATGTGATCGAATTGCTCGTCGCGTCTCTTGCAGTTTATGTTCTGCTCGAGCACGATGGTGAGGTGGTATCCATCCTCATCCGACTCCTCTCGGAGGTTGGAGCATGACCACCGGAAACGTCACTTACGACGACCGTGTGGCCGCAACAGGCGGAGGTTGGTGGGGCACTTACTATTCCAAGGTTTGGAATGGAGGTGACCGCCCCAAGTCGACAAAATCGCCTCATAATTATTATGAGACGTACCGGGAGTACTTCAAGGCGGGTATACTCGTCAAGAAGACATACCGGATTCGCATTCCAAATCCGAAGTCCTCAGAAAACCGAAAGGTCAAGAGGAGCTACGATGAGGAACATGACTACTCACTGGTCCATCAGAGGAGGTTTGAGGATCGGGTTTCTTACACCGTCCCCTCGAATTTCTCTCAGTGGTCAGATATGACGCAGCATGGAGCCACTACGTGGTTCGCGAAGAGTCTCTTTGATGCCAACGATCAGATTCGTTTGATCGGGAAGCTCAAAGATAAGCTTGACGGGTCGGACTTCAATCTTGGAGTCTTTCTCGGCGAGCTCCCTGACACCGTGGGTCTCCTCGGTGACACGGCTCTCAGACTTGGTCTGGCGCTTGGTTCTGCACGTCGAGGCCAGTTTGGCATCGCAGCGGAACAACTGTTCAAAGGAACCGGGAGGTTCCAGAGAAAAGGGTTCCAAAACTATAGCCCCTCAGAATGGGCTAAGCGAAAGAACTCGAAAGCATTGGCAGACAACTGGCTCGAACTCCAGTATGGCTGGCTTCCGCTTTTAAAGGACGCGGAAGCGGCGGCGATTATGCTTAGTCACCACCTCAATGTCCCCATGAGGCAATCCTATCGGGTTCGCATCATGCGGGGAGAAGATCCTCCACCACGCATTACGCAGGTGGGGTATCTACCGACGCAAACGGCTACCGGCAAAGCGGAATTCCGCCACACCCGGGTGCTTATTGCGCGGGTCGAGGAAAAGGGGTCAATTCCCCAACTTCTCGGTCTCACGAATCCCGAGCTCATCGCTTGGGAACTCGTGCCGTATTCGTTCGTTGCCGACTGGTTTATTCCGATCGGTCAATGGATGGAGGCACGCGCCCTTGTGTCTCGACTCAAGGGTACCTTTATCCAGTGCGATAAGCAAACTGGAGTGGCTAAAACGCCCACTAGTAGCTACTTCGCGTTTAAACCGCGTGGGAACTACTTCAGTGTGGTCTATAGCCGCACGGTCTCAACGACCATCAAGGTGCCGATGCCCACCTTTAAGCCGCTTGGCAAGGCTGCCTCATGGCAGCACTGCGTCAATGCGGTAGGCTTACTTGTCTCGGGGTTCGCTGGTCGTAAAGACTAGCGGCCCGAGATCCCCTGGGCGATTTTGCCCTGACGAGGAGTCGTAAGACCCTCAAATTTGGAGAGCGCATGAGCGCACAAGCCAATATCACCGTCTTCGACGGTGCTGGAACGCCGGTCTCGCACACTTTAGTGGGCGAGGGGATCGAACGTCTCGAAGACGGGACGTTGCAAGCACGTTGGAAGGAATCCCTCGCGGGTGTTCCTGACTACGCGCAGATCCGGGCCATCATGACCAAGCGAAAGCTGAAGTCTGGTGTCTTCCGTGTGACTTGTCGGGTCGAGGTTCCGGTGATGGAGTCCATCAGCGGCCAGAACTCGGCGGGGTACACAGCCCCTCCCAAGGTCGCCTACGTCGACACGACTGAGTCCGTGGGTTTTTACCACGAGCGCAGTGTGGTGACGGGTCGCCGGCTCAGCCGGCAGATCATGGTGAACTTGATGGGGAACATCTCCACGTCCGTGACGCCGCAAACCGGCGGACCGGCGTGTGAGTTGTTCGACCAGCTGATCCAGGTGACGTGAGTCACCCCTCCCTACCGGGAGGCTGGCAACAGTGGTCAAACAGCCCAGCAATGGGCTGACTGGTCTCCGACCTTTACTCTAATGGAGCCTTTCTATGCGTAAACTTGCGCATTGGTTGGAAGTGTACACCCCAAGTGAGTCTTTGGACCTCTTGAGGACCCTTGCACTAGAGCACGCTGAGCGGGGAGGCCCTAAAGCCGCCCCCATCGTCGACGCCATCAAGCGAGGCGATGTTGCGAAGCTAGCTCTGTACGAGCTGGATCCGTCCGATGAAGAGTGGACGCCCAGCACGCTTTACCATAGCCGACAGGCCGTGGCATTCTTCTCTAAGTTAGAGCCCCTTGAAATAGGGGTTGACAAGGAGAAGGTGGCGTACGATAAGTTCGTACTTTCCGAAGTATCCTGTAAGCTTCAAAACGAAGCCTTCAGGGCCCGAGACCGCGGGGAGTTCGCATTCCTTCGCGGCGTTGAGCCTGCATTATTGCGGGCACAGCGGAAAATCGCTCAGGTCCTTGGCCCGTTCCCAAAGTTCTCAGAACTAGGGTACAGGTTCGGGAAGGGTGCAACGACTTTGACACCGAAGCGAAAAGCTTCCCTCCGCGAGAAATTCGCGGCGGGGGTGTCGTGTAGTGAAGAGTGCCTCCCGATAGCGAAAGCTATACTGGAGGAGCTCCCACTCCTATCCGAGGCGATCTGCTCTTACGAGAAGGTCGACGAGGATGGTGAGGAGTGGTTCGGGCTCTCCCTCCATCTGCATGATGGGAGGCTCGAATTCGTCCCGAAAAACGCAAAGACCTTCAGGTCTGTGATCGTAGAGCCGGTGTTAAACGGCCTTTACCAGCTTGCGCTGGGAGATCATATGACCCGTCGGTTAGCCGCGTTTGGTGTGGACCTCAGGGACCAGACAAGGAACCAAAGCCTTGCCCTTGAGGGATCCTTAACGGGCGCTTTAGCAACGCTCGACCTTTCAGCCGCGTCAGACTCGGTCAGTACCGAGCTGGTGTTTTCCCTTCTCCCTCTGGATTGGGCGGTCGGACTCGCGAGAGGACGAACCGGGCACGTTCTGTATAAGAGCGAGCGCATTACCCTGGAGAAGTTTTCGAGCATGGGAAACGGATTTACTTTTCCGTTGCAGAGCCTGATTTTCTGGGCTCTAGCTCGTGCTATCTGTGATAAAGATGAAGTAGTCTCCGTTTACGGGGACGATATCATCCTGCCATCCACTAAAGCTTCCGAATTCGTTCGGCTGCTGCAGTGCACCGGTTTCACAGTTAACGAAGAGAAAAGCTACGCTTCTGGACCCTTTAGGGAGTCCTGCGGGCGCGACTTTTATTTGGGAATAGACGTCCGGCCATTCTTCCAGAAAGAATGGGTATCACCACGGACGCTGTTCACGCTGCACAACTTTTACGTGCGGCGTGGGGAGATGGAGTTTGCGGATAGGGTCCTTTCATGGATTAATCCCGCGCTTCATCTCTTCGGCCCTGATGGTTATGGCGACGGCCACTTGCTTCGTTCTTGGAACAAAAGCAGGAAACCGTCTCACCATGCACGGGGTTGGGCAGGTTATACGTTTAGCACGTTCTCGTTAAAGGGGCGAAAGGACATCCGTCCTCAGCTCCCAGGCGATTTCGTGCTCCCGGCGTACTCGATTTATCAGCGGTCTGCTGATGATCTTGTACCCTCCTTGTTAGGCCCAAAAGGCATACCTGGAGGTCTTCTATCATGGTCGAAAGGCCATGGTAGCGTGTCGGAGTGCCTTCCATTGTCAGACCACAAGAACGACGATGGAACCTTTGTTAAGGCAGTTTCGCTGCCCGGTACAGAGGACCGGTATAAACGTGTAGCTATCTACACATTCGGGGATTAATACTCCCCAAAGGGTTCTTTGAACCCTGCGAAAGCTGGAGGCCGACAGACGGCTA